CAGAACAATATGGTCTAAACATTTTGTTCGTTTAATGATTCCTATTCCTTTCCAATCTGGCTCATTATCCTCTTTTGTTAAAGCGAATTTATTGAGGGTTGATGGGTCATATTTATTATTAACATAAATGATACCAGTTTGATAATGTTTCCAAATTCCATAATGGTTGTTTTTATATTTAACAACACATAAAAATTTTAGATTGGAAGGGAATGGTTCAATAAATGTGTAATCGTCACGGAAGAACTGGTTGTCAATTGCATACTCACCATATTTTGTTTCACTTATCATTTGTCCAAAACGTGTATTCTTTTTAGCTTGAATATATTCTTGATTTTTATATAATTCAACTATTAAATGAGGGTAAACATTAAATTGTTTTGATAAATCAGGTTTTATTTTAAAATATAAAAAGTATGGGTTTACTAAGGATATGGCATTACCTAAGAATACTGCTCTCACATCATCTCTAAGACGTGCGATTGTTTCATACAATTCAAGAAAAACATCAACTTCATTACTCAAATATCTTAATGCACCTCTGTCAATTATAAACTCATCAAAAATAATTTTATTAACAAGTGGATAGGGGTTACTTTTTTCAGTTGATGAGGTTGAAAGGGTGATGAAAGTTCCGAATACTTCACCGTTGATGTATGCTTTACCACCTTCAACCTTGAAAGTGTCATCAGGGTAAAGTGGTGATACATCATCAAAGAAAGTTTTAACACGTTTAAATTCTGTTTTATATCTTCGAATCCATACAAAGTGTTTTCCATTCTTTTTATAGTCATCAATACACCATCTTTTAGCCCTGAATGTTTTTCCACCACCACGGTTTCCAATGACAAAATTAAAAATTTTATTATGACTTAACATCCTACCCAAATCATACCACATAATGAAATTTCACTCCTATCTTAATTTATCATATTTTAAATCTGATTGTGATACACTCCCACTGTATTTTACACCCACCATTTGTTTTTCAGGACTTGATTCTTTTATGTAGAATACAAGAGTGGGGTCGATCGTTGTATCAGGATAACCTTTTGGACTAGCTTTTAAAATATTTGAGTTCCCCTTTAAACAGGGAGTGAATGAAGGGTAGTCATAGTCCAAATCACATTCAACGTGTAAATGAGCCCCATTAACCTGAACTCCTGTTTTACCATAATAACCCAAAACAGTTTCAATATTGACTTTATCACCAACACGAACATTTAATCTATCGAGGTGAAAATAGCGAACAACAATATTCTTTAACCTGTTATCTTTAAGAAGGCAATTAGCATACTTAATAATTAAAACATTCCCACAAATCTCATCATAACCACAATGTGAAACAACACCATCACCACATCCATAAAGGGTGGTTAACCCATCACGGTGAACCATGTCAACACCGTAATGAATTTGACCACGATAATTTTTTGGATACCAAGAATTTTTATATCCAACTGTCAACATACATTTATTAATAGGAAGGATAAGTTTCTGATACATTTTAGTTTCCCCTTTCAATCACTGTTTTTAAATTTTGAATTGCTATTGTGTTTTCACTTATAACTTTTGCATTACTTTCAATAATATTAAACAATCTTTCTTCACGTTTTGAATTTTCTTCACGCTCATATTTTGATTGATTCATGAAATACCACCCCATGCCAACTGCACACGCCATAGGAAATCCAATATTTGATATTATTGTTACAACATCACTCACTATAAAACCCCCGTTGATTTGAAATTGTTTTTAATGTAATTGTTATGCGCTCTTGAAATATCTGATGTATTTCTTGAGTTATCCACTAAATTATTGAAAAAGAAGCTATCGTCAGTTTCACGAACACACAACATTTCAATGGTGTTACCATTGATAACATTGTTTTTATTTTTTACATTTGCATTTCCACCAAGTGTTAAATCACCATACGATTGACTGTTTTCTCGATTTTGTGCAAATTTTAATATATTATTTGCAACAGTTGAATAAGTAACACCATATAGGTGAACACCAGCCCACAAACAGTTGATTAAAATGTTGTTTGAAATGTTGAAACGTGTACCTGTGATACCAATACCGGTGTCACCGGTGTGTTCAATTTGATTACCTGTTACAATCCAATCTTTACAACTGATAACATCCATTTTCATAACATTAATGAAACGCCCTGAACCACGTTCAATTCTCCCAAAACCGTTAAAGTAGTTGTTTGAAATTGTTATGTTATCACTTGATTTATCACCGAATCGAACAACCAAAAAATTTGCCGTATTGTTAACGATATTATTTGAAACAACCATATTTTCATAATCATAGAAATCAATAAATGTGTGACAATTTTCAACTTGATTTCCATTTATTAAAATTTCGGTGTGAAGTTGTGTAGCATAATATGAATGTGAACCAACACAAGCAGAACGTGAATTTATAAATGTGTTATTTAAAATATTAATTTTTTTACATGGTGAATTGTCATATTTCCCACCCCACGGAAAATTCACATCATTGATTGCAATGTCTAATTGAATGACTTCAGTACCATCAACAGTTGAATTATTATCAATAAAAACACAATCACGAATAGTGGCATTATAAGTTGAATTAAGTTCAATACAATGCCATGATGAATTGATATTTAAAAATTCACACTGTTCAATCAACACATTTTGAGAGTGACCTGTCACAATAAAACCAAAATTTGATTGAATGTTTTCACCATCAAATTTAATACCTGATATTGTAATATTTTTTGTTGCTAAATATCCACCAACTGCACTTTCTTGTTTAGTTAGTAAAAACACATCATCATGTGCAACTTTACCTTTCCATTTAAAAACAACACCATATCCACCTATTAAAGATATGTTTGAAGGAAGTTCGATTTTACTTTCAAATAAATAAGTGTTAGGTTTTAAATAAATAGTTGTTGTTTCTTCACCATTAAATGAATCGATCAATTTCTTCAACTCATTAAAATCACCAACAACAAATGAGAACTTATCATTCTTTTTAGTTTCTGTGTATGTTTTAACAAAATTAACATCATGTGAAATTCTTTCATCAAGTGATGTGTGAGATCCCCTTGCCGTTTCATTTTCAACTCTCAAACTTTCAACAACACCTGCTTGTCCTGGTTCTGAATAAGATGGTGATGAAATCCCAAACCAACTACCAGTAAAATCGCCCACTTCATCTAGTTTACGATTTTCCTTCATATCTTCAACATAGTCAACAATTGCAAGTTTACCTTTAACTCCGTCTGTTGCATGGTTGGTTGCCTCAACAACTTCATTCACCTTTTTAGTTAATCTCGACATTTGTTCTAAAGCTGTCAACTCTTCAGTGTCAATCGGAATAAAACGGTTGGGTGTTAAAACCCCATTTAACTTATCAATACTCATACAATTTTACCTCACTTTAATTGTTCCATGTGGAACATTTTTATTAATATATACGGATGAAAAGCTCATTCAATTCATCAATTACCATCATATCAACATTGATGAATGTTGTTCGATAATCTGAAAGTAAAGAAGAGAATGTTTGAACACCAATATTTCCTTCCATTGTTCTAACATATTTTTCACTAAATTCTCCTGAATTTTCTGATGAACTTTTACCGTTTGTTTGATTTATTTCTGTGATATGATTAGATGAAGAAAGGTTGGTTCTTCCCTGTGGTGTATCTGAAAATAGATTGGTAGCACCATTGGTTTCATTACCCACACCACTTGACCTTCCTTCCCTTGATTGTGTTTCTGTCACTTGGTAGTTGATAAGAGGGTTAAAATCAAAAAGTGTTGATTTATACAACTGATTGTAATACGGCATTATTTCATTTAGTTTTGTTTCAAGATGAAATAAGAACCTTCCAACAGTTTCAAACCCTATTTCCCTGAAATAAAAATGTCGGATAATTTTATTTTCAAATTCAACTCGATAATTCTCATCAAATATTGGGTAGTTAAAATCAAATAAATTAACACCATTCTCAATTAGTTGTTTCACTGTCAGTGTGTATTGGCTCATTTTCATCACCTCTTAATTTAACAGATACATTCAACCCAAATTTTTTATTTATTTCCTCACAAGCCTGTTTCCTAACCTCTAACATATGCGAAACATTCATTGAGATGTATTCATTGTTTGAATTCACCTCATCTGTGATAAGTCTTTCTTTTTTATCTCGATTGGCGTTGTTAATACCAATTAAGGTTAAAAACTCATTTTCCACCTCATGTTTATGTAATAATAATTTATCTGCAACAAAAGGAGCGTTTGTCAAGTGTACACCAAGAGTTTTTAAATCAAGTTGCTTATCGGCGTAAATTACCACTTGATTATCATCTACTTTATTATAAAGTGATTTTAATGTGATTAAATCCTTTTCAGAACAGGCAACAATGTAAGGTGTCTTTTGTTGTTTAATGTTTAATAGAATTGTTTTTTCAATCTCAATCAATCTTGATGTGTATGTCATAACTAAATCATGTGTGTTTGTCATACTCCTGTTATTTCTTATTAAGATTGCTTTTGTATCATCATCCATTGAAAAAGATTTTTCATAGTTCATACCAATTGCACGGAAACGATTGAAATCGCCGTAAACATTTTGTCCACCATCAGGGTTACATGGTAGACATAAAACCCCCAACATATCATCTTCAAAAAACAACGCCTTACCATGATCAAATAGAGCTGATTCAATATATCTTTCTTCAATTCCTTTTGGAAGTCCTGACCATTCAAACCTATTCATGGTTAGATGTTTAAATCTATCATATGTTAATTTAAACATTAAGTCGTTTAAGAGAGCATTAAGTGTTGTTCTTTTTCTACTCATAGTCTACTCACCTCAACATTATCAAATTTATAATTAAGTGGTGTCACACCTTGTCGATTGTGCCATATTGTTACACCATTATCAAAAATTTCTTTCATTCTTGATAAATCCTCATAAGCAATATTTCCAGTGATATTACATCCAACAGTTTTAATGAAGTTGTAATAATAACGACTTCTCAAGTTTGGGATTTTAACCTCATTACAAGCATAACCATATAAGTGCCAAAAATTAGACAACAATGTTCGTGTTCTTTCGTCAACTGAAAGATAGTGATACATAATTCTGTTATTACCATCAATAATATCAAAACTCACATTATTACCCATATTACGAACTGAATCAGGTATCTCTTGTAAATCGTTTTGTTTGGCAAGTTCTTGTTTATGAGTTGCATAACCTGAAAATAGGGGTGTTACACCACCAACTAATGCACCACCAACACCACCCCAAAATCCACCAAGTTTTGAACCGGCTAATGCACCAGTTACAACACCACTTATTGTATTTTTTGCCGTGTTTACAACATTGACACCTTGTGATGTTTTTATTTGAGCCGAATTATTCATAATATAATTTTTATAAGCGTCTGATGTTAACGGAAGTTGTTGGTCTTTTTCGTTTATTACGGAATCCATTTTTCCTTGTGATTCCCCTCTATAACCTGAACTAATATACACTTTTGATTTTGGTGAATGTGAAACGGCACACACACCTGTAACGGTGAAATTTGATCCATCTAAAAATTCATGTTTTACCTTCATTGGATTTGATTGACAATCGCTAAGCAATCCAAAAGAGTAGGGATATGTCAACAATTTACTTTCATATTGTGGGTTGAATGGCTTTCCAATTCCAAGTGATGATGGTAATTGATAACCTGAAAATTTAGATAGCGAACCAAGAGTTCTACTTGCCGTATATGATTGAAGGATGTCAACAGGATAAACACCAACTTTAGGAAGTGGTGTTGTATTTCTATCACTATCCCACTCATCTTCTTTTGGATAGGTTACGGTTTTAATGTATTGTGTGGTAATAGATGTGTCTGTAATGTCAAGAGGTAGTTTTGCAATTGAGATAACACTTGGTGATTTTCCAAGAGTTGATGAATCATATCCAAAAGTTGACCCATGAGAAAAACCATACCAAACAGCGGAAGGGACACCATTTAAAGTGGATTGGAATCTTGTTTCTTCACCATCCAAGTTAACGGTTTGTGTAATAGCAATAACATATTGTGGTTTCACCTCATGAATAGTTGAAGATTTAGTGATGATATACTCTTCTCCCAATGTCAACCCCTCTTTAACAGTGTTGTAAATAGGTGTCATTCCTGACCCCCATCTATCCATATGTTCACGTTCAATAAAAGATTGATTCCATGTAATATCAAACCAAAAAGTTTGTAACACATCTGTTTCAATTTTTAACTCCGTTGTAGTGTCGTTTATATAAACCTTCTTGGTGATGAAACAATATATCCACTTTCCATCTTCATTACGATACATTAAATAGTTGCTACCCCTAACACTATCAATATGCACACCAATTTTTATCGAACTATCTCTTCTTAAATATGTAAAATTTCCATGCCGTGAATGGACTTTATTATTAATGAAATAGTTGTGTTGTTCTTCTTCAGATTCAAAATCAATGGTGTGTCCATATGTATTATCAAAGGGAATATTCTTCAAAAGAAAAATATCCCCTTGTGGGTTAAAACTCATTAGGCAGTTTTGAACACAACGGCGTTTTTAAATTTTGACACGGCTTGTAATTGCCAGATGTGTAAAAAGTAGTTTGTAAATAATCCTTTTGGATTGCGAATTGATTCAACTGTTCGTAAAGTGTCGTAAACCATAAACCAATCTTTATCAACTAAAATTGCTAAAGTATTTTCCATACCACCGAAGTCATCAACAACGATAACTTCCGTTTCAAAATCTGTTTTACCCATGTTAAATGCTTTTGCTAAAACTTCAACATCAACTTCTGCAATAACATCTTTATGAACTAATAGCACTTGATCTTGATAATCGGTGTAAGTTTTAACACCCTGTGCATTATATTCACCACTCATGAAAGTAATATCTTGACACGCTTTTCGAACGGCTTTAACAAATTTTTTACCTGTTGTTTCATCTGTAACGGATGGGGTAACAACTTTTTTAAATTGTGTGTCATAAGAATTTAATAAAGCCTTCATGTTTAAATATTCATCATGGTTAGCACCACTGTATAGTGAATTGATAATCTGTGCAGTTAAATTGTTTAATGCTTGTGATGATGTGAAGGCTTGTTTAACCTGAGCGTCTGACACTGACACTTCATAAGTTTGTTTGTAGTTTTCTTTATAATAAAGTGAATCCACATCCGGTTTTTTTCTTGCAAGAGCGTTCGATCCATCTTGATCGAATTGAATTCCTTGTGCCATAGCAACAAAAATTTCTTCAATATCGCTTGCATTTTCCAACACACCTTTTTTAAATGGTGCTAAACGGTTTTTTGCCATTTTTGACACAAATAATTGTAGTGCAATTTTTGATACTAAAGCTCCTGTGAATTCATTTAAAGTTGGGGCGTATTCTGTGATAGCTTTTCCAACTGTTTGTAAATTTGTTCTTGTTGCCTCCGGTATACGTTCTTGGTACTCCTCACTGGCTGTTGAACGGATAGCGTTCAACATTGCAACTGAATCCATATTCATTTCTCTCACCTCTTAAATAGTTACTGTTTCAATAAATTTTTCGATTGGATTTTCATCATCTTCACGAACACTATTATTTGTTTCGAAAGATTTTGTTGCTTTCAAGAATAATTTTTGGTTGTATTCTTGAAGTTGTGTCACCTTCTCAGAAAGAATTTTATTGTTTTCAACATGGGTTTCGCTAATCTTTTTTTCTGATGATAATTCTTCCTCTAATTCAAGAATTTTCATTTTTGCCTCTTCTAACGTCATTGGTAATCACACCCCTTTCCGACATAATTCAATTATATTTCATTTTATACATAATGTAATTAAATACTTTTTTAAACTTTTTTGGAAAATGTTTGACAATTTTGTAAATATTTGATATACTTAAAGGGTAGTAAATAATACGTCGAAAATCGACAGAAAAAAGGATGGTATTTAAAATGAAAAACTTATTAATTGCGAGAATTCAAGAGGTTGCGAATGGTAATGTAATTGACTTCATGGTTGGGCGTGAAAAAGGTGAAAAACAAATTCCTTTAAAACAAGTTTTAACGATTGAAAATTATGATTATTTACCAGGGGATAATGGGGATTTTGCAGTTGTAATTTTCAAGGAAGATAAAAACAATTTCTACTTCATGGGTTCTATTGTAACTGATAAACTTAAAAAGATTGATGAGGTATTACTCCCATCAGAAAAAGAGGAAATCTTAGCAGATGGTGTTGAAGTTGTATTTGAGCAAAAAACATCTAAATCAAAACGTAATTACATGGATGTTATTTTCTTCCCAAATGCTTAATATGTTAAAGGGGGTTAAGACCCCCTTTTAATTTTAGAAAGGATAGCGAAAAATGACTAAAATAGTTGAACAAAAAACATCGAAGAAAAAGAAAAGTGATAGAGGTTACTTCTATGATTTATCTGAATCACCGTTTCATGTTATTGGTGTCAATCATGAGAAGTTTATATTTCCAAGTGCTAAAAAGCGTGAAATGTTTTTAAAAGAATATGATAAAAGAATTTCAAGTTTAGATTTACTTCTTTCAAGAGTTGAAAATGCAAGTGGTCGAACAATCAAAATTGATAATGAAATGCTATCGTTTATCACACACGATATATACAATGAAATGAAAAGAAAATTTTAACATGGGGTGAGAGTATGAATACATTAACTTTAATTGATATAATCTTCATCATTTTAACATCTTTCTTTATGGGGTGTTTATGTGTAATTTTAATTCAGGATGTAGAATGATTGGGGTGTAAAAATGGCAGGACGTAAAAAGGGTCAGAAAAACCTTAAAAAAGTTGGTAAAAAATTTGAAAATCAATACGGTGTAATGTTCACAGAAAAAGAAAAGAAAAAGTTAGAATCATTGGTGAATACAGTTAATAGAAAGCGTAAATCTATTATGACAGATGAGCGAAAAAGGGATATAAGAAGTGCTCTTGGTGTTCACCCTGATTTTGAAATGGGTGTTCACCCTGAAAAAAACTTATGGGCAACCGGTGCTGATACATTGTTAACACGTCAACGATCAAAATCCCTTCAACGGTTTAAAACAAAAGATGAATACAGAATGTATATTAAAGAGTTAAAAAACCTTTCATCAAAAGACTATGTTGCAAAACGAATGAAATTACACAAGAGAAATAAAATAAAGGCATTGAAATCAGTGGTTGGAAATAATGATGTTGTAAAAGGGTTAAATAAACTTTCTGAAAAAGAATGGGGAGAAATTATTGCGAAAGATTTATTACCTGAAATTCATTTCATAAATTCAGACGCGGAAAAAATGGGTGATTTTTTAGAACAACTTGAAACTCATTATGAGAATATAAAATCAATGTATAATAAAACTTGATAGGGGTTAATAGTATGACAGTAGATATCGAAAAAATTTATATGGCAGATTTTGAAACAACAACAGACATTAACGATTGTCGTGTATGGGGGGCTTGTGTTTATAAAATGGATGTGTGTTCATGTGTCCACCTATCAAACAATATTGATGGCTTTATGTCGTTTGTCAGTAAATTAAAAAACGGTTCTCTCATCTACTTTCATAACTTGAAATTTGATGGTAAATTTATTTTATCTTGGCTAATGTTAAATGGTTTTGTGTATAGTGAGGACACAAAAATGAATAAAAGTTTTAGAACCATCATTACTGATAGTGGTCAATGGTATCAAATAGATGTCACATTTAAGGTGACAGGTGTTAAAAGAAAAATTTCTCATAGAATTGCTTTTCAAGATTCATTGAAAAAATTAAATTTTCCGGTTAGAAAGATTGCCGAAATGTTTGAACTACCTATATCAAAAGGTGATATAGATTATGACACTTATAGACCTGTTGGTCATGTATTAACTGATGAAGAAATATCGTATATAACAAGGGATGTTGAAATTGTTACAAGGGGACTTCAACTTCAATATTCAACAGGGTTGAATAAAATGACAACATCAAGTGACGCTCTTTCATCCTATAAACAATCAATCGGTGGTGAATCACAATTTTTAAAGTTATTTCCCGTTCTAACTATTTCACAAGATAGCATGATAAGAAAGGCTTATAAAGGTGGATGGACATATTTAAAGAAAGGTTATTCAGGAAAAATTATTGGGAATGGTTGTGCTTATGATGTTAACTCACTTTACCCCTCTGTAATGTACAATGAATTTTTACCTTATGGTTATCCAAAATCTTTTGATGGTGAATATGTTTATAATGAAACATACCCCCTTTTTATTCAATTTATGTCGTGTCAATTTAAACTAAAAAATAACCACCTTCCGTGCATTCAAATAAAAAATAGTGGTCGTTTTGTTGAAACTGAATATCTAACCAGTAGTGGTGGTGAAAGTGTTGATTTAGTTGTTACTTCCATTGACTTAAAACTTTACATGGAACATTATGATTTTTATAATGTTGAATATCATGGTGGATATATGTTTAAAGGTAAGTTCGGTTTGTTTAAATCATATATTGATTATTGGTCAGAAATAAAAATTAAATCAACAGGTGGTTTACGTCAACAAGCCAAGTTAATGTTAAATAGTTTATACGGTAAATTTGCAACTTCGCCTGAAAGACAAAAGAAAGTGCCATACTTAGATGGTGACATTGTAAAATATCGTTTAAGTTCAGATGTTGAAATTGTTGATCCAATTTACACTGCAATGGCGTGTTTTATTACTGCTTACTCAAGAGATAAAACAATTAGAACGGCTCAAAGTGTATTTGATCGTTTTATATATGCTGATACAGATTCCATACATTTAATTGGGTATGATGTGCCTGACATTGATATTCATGAAAGTAGATTGGGAGCATGGAAACATGAGGGTAATTTCACAAAAGCAAAATTTATAAGAGCCAAAACATACATGGAACATTATGAGGGTGCTAAAAAACCAGAAGTAAAATGTGCCGGTTTACCTGATGAATGTAAAGAAAATGTAACATTTGAAAACTTTAAACAAGGAAGTAAATTCTATGGAAAATTAGCTCCTAAAACAGTGAAAGGTGGTGTTGTTTTAGTTGAAACAGAATTTACAATAAAATAGTGTGTTGACAAAACATAATAAAATTTTGTATAATTATAAGTGTTGATTATCATTTAACTATTTAATTCCGTCATTGGAAACCACGGTGCGAATCGCCAATGAGGTTTTGGATTGGTAATCTATTAAATAGCACTTGAAAAGTCAACATCCTATTTTATCTAAGCCCTCAATAAAGGGCTTTTTTATTTTACATTTTTATCAATTTTTATCATAAATTGTTTGATATTATTTCACCATTATGTTATAATTTAATTATAATCAAATTAAGGAGTTGGCATAATGAAAATCTTAGTAACTGTTGTTAAATGTGGTAAGTTCGGTGAAATGGAATTAGTGAGCATTAATAAATCAGGTGAAAACACTTATCTATTAAAATTCACACCATATGAGTTTGATACAACACGAATTCCAAATGTAACATTAACGGAAGATGAATATATCACATTACTTGATAAATATCAATCAAACATTATTGAT